TAACTATGCGTTTAGTCTATGTTACTCCTTATCCGATTGTTTTGACTAAGGAAGCATGGGGTCCTATTGCAGAAATGAAAAATTTGACTAAACTTACGGGATTGCTAAATTCTATGGGACCATATGCAGGAGACAATTCTGTCCTTTACAAGAGAATCGATATTTCAAATTGCGGAAATGATGAATCTTGGAATATGATAGACCAAGGGTCTTGGGAATTTCCTAATCCTCAATGCGCACAAGATAACGATTATGAATGGTTCACCAACCATATCTATCTTACAGCCGTAGTATGGACTAAGGGAGGATGGGAAATTGATACTAAATTGTCATTTTCGTTGACCTTAGATGTCTCGAAAGTTTCATCATTAGTCACTACTATCGGGACATGGAAAGAAATGCTTGAAGCCCAAGCGAGAACATTAACCGATACTTTGGTATCTGTTCTCAATGTAAATTCACTTGCTGGCCGTAGTTTTCCAACGTGGAAATTTTCTGCAAGGCCTGAAATTATGATTGATTCAACAAATGCCTTGCGATATTTCAATCGATTAGCAGACAGATCATATCAAGATATGCAAGATTTAGGTGCATTCAGAGAGAGATTCAAACAAGCAACTACTATGGTTGATTATGATGCACCCTTTGGAGATACTGCAACAAACATTCCTAATTGGATTACAATAATGAATGTGGCAGGAGTTACTTCAGGACCTTTGAGACCTTATCCTCCGCCAGTAAAGTTTACTGGAAATGGAAACACTGTCATGTATGACAATGATGGAGAACCTGCTTCTCTAGTAACATGAATTTTGAGCTCCAGGCGGTGCGGTTAGTAATCTAAAATTGATTGCTGTTTTTCGACTGCATCTTTCAATGCCTTTGAAATTGCAAAGTCAACTTTGGCTTTGATATTGGCTCTTAGAGGATTTGCTGAATGAACATCTTTCTTACCTTTCTTTGCCACATCTTCAGAAAGTGAAAGCATTGGAAAATTTCCCCACAACACATAGGGTCCAATGATTTGTCTTGGTTCGCCTAAGAATTCTCTGAAGTATCTAATTGACCCCACTACATTCTCAATAATCCAATACTTTGGCTTGACAATTTCTATGATGTCTAAGGCAGCGGTTAACAAACTCATATCAGGTTCATATGATTGTAAACCGTGTTCTCTTGCATGAATTGATTTAGGTGATGAATAACCATTTGAAAATTCTCTGCAGGGCGGGCTTGCCCAAATCACATCTATTTTTTCTAAAGTACGTGGAAACATCCCAGCGGGATTTAAATCATGAGCAAGTAATTTGATGTCATCTATAACAGTCATTGGAACACCGCCCAATAATGGATTATTGTCAATCCTAAGTACAGTCCAATTACCCAAGTCTTGGGCAAATGCTTCGGATGCACCACCAAGTCCACTAAACAAATCAAGAAAGTGTTTCCTCATCTGTTCACATCCTCAATCATTGCTTGAATTATATTTTTGAACGTGGTCAATCCTTCTTCCGAAAACTTGTCCCTAGCCACACACAAAATGTGTACTAAATCAAGATTGTAAGGGCTAAAATTTGCTTGCTTTCTGAGGTAAGCATTGATGGCATTTTCAATGAATTTACTTCGAGTACCCAACCTCTTTCTTCCATCCAATTCTCCGACTAATCTCTCCGGTAAATATACCTTAATTTCTTGTTTTCTCGCCATAGGGGTGGTCGCCTCTTGATTGGGGGGGGTCGTTACTCATATTTAGAGGGTGGGTCGAAGGCCAACTGCGAGGCAGTTTTACCTCCAGGCGAAGCCCACCTGTTCAAGATAAGGATTCTAACTACTACTATAAACTAACTTGGGATACCCCATCTTATGACCAAGAACAAAGGTGATATCATCTTGCGAGACCGTATGGAGTTCGATTTAGATGGAGATGGCAATAGAACAACTGTATACGGACGAATCGATTTATCGAGTTTTATCTCCGTTTCAGGAAAGAAAGGATTGGCAATAAAAGAAGTATTTTTCCAGCCAAGAGAACAATCAACAGAAGGTTCGATTATGGCAAATACTGGAATTTTTAACCCAGTTGCAGATGAAGTTTCTTCTGATGCTGGCGGTCATCGTGCTGGACTGAAAATATATTTGACAAGCCGTGCATTTGAGTCTGCAAATACCGTGGGAATTGCGTCACCTGATGTAATTTGTTTGAAAGAATATACTTCTTTTACTTCTCCTAATGGAACAGTTTCAGATTCAACATCTTATCTTTGTACTGAAAACTGGTACGGTCCTTTAGATTTACATCCTGACGGTTATACTGTCGTTTCTGATCTGCTAGTGGGTGTTGCTGCTGATAGATGGCTTACTGATGCTGACTCTACTCTTGAGTTGGATATTATGATAATCGCTGAGGAAATCAAAGTAACACAAGAAAGAATGAATGATATGCTTCAACAAGCCCAAGACCTTTGATGGAGGTCTTTAGGTGGTCAAAGGCAAAATCATTGGAAAAGGTGTTTCCAAAGCACGTGGCGGGCTCAAAAAAGCAGGTGCAGGTGCCAAAGCAGTTGCCGCTGCCGAAGCAGTCGATGCTGTTACAGATAATGCGTATGTTCAGGCGGGCATTGGTGCCGTCGAAGGTGCCGCACTGGGTGCTGCGGTTGGTGGTCCTGCTGGTGCTGTTGCTGGTGGACTCGTTGGTGGGACTATCGGATTCCTCATGGCAGATGGCGAGCGAGTTATTCCTTGTGATATGATAGCGATTCCAGCGTATCAATACAGTTCAATGTTAGCAGGTAGAGAACCAACTTTTCAAATGCTAATTAAAGAAGGTGAAGTTGTCAAACCTATCCTCCCTACAGACTTTATGGAGTCAGTTGCGGTAGTAGACAATTTTGAGCTCCGGGCGCCTAAGAAAAGAAAACTATCTGCTTGGCAGAGATATATCAAAGTCAAGAAGAACAAGATTTTCTTCAAATCAGGAAAACGCAAAGGGCAACTTAATCTTAAAGCAATGGGTAAAGCATACCGTAGGGGGAAGAAGTAATGCCAAAGATGCACTTAAGAGAAATTCTAAGCGGAAATTTAATTCCTAATGTTCCAGGCAACAATTCGGTATGTTTTGGACAAAAGCGAATCAATCTTCCAGAAGGGAAAAGATTCAGAATAAAATCAGTTCAGTGTTTCGATGATAACGCTGTCATTGAAACTTCGCCTGATAGGGGACCTGAAAACCAATTAACTATGCGTTTAGTCTATGTTACTCCTTATCCGATTGTTTTGACTAAGGAAGCATGGGGTCCTATTGCAGAAATGAAAAATTTGACTAAACTTACGGGATTGCTAAATTCTATGGGACCAT